TCGCTTCCAGAATTGTTATGCCCGCAATCCCAGCCACTATTATTTGCCATTTTACATTTTTCATCTTTATTTATTCCCAGACACTTTTGCTGTTGTGTCATTCGGTTTCGTTCCCTCTCTCCCATCTTTAGTATTATCCTTTTTTAAATTATCTTCTAAGCTTGCTGGTTTCTCCAGTCTTATTTTCAAATGCAGTTGCCTTTCAATTTGCTTTATATATGCAGCTTGTCTTGCTTCCGTAGTTTGCATAAACGCAAATATAGCCATCTTGCTTCCAGCTTCAGTTGTCCCAGTAGTATCTCCAAGTAAAACTTTAGGCACTCCAGAAGTTAATTGAAACTTAGCATCTAGACTTATAATCCAATCCAGTGCAGACTTAGCAGCCCCAGCTGGTAAAGCGAACTGCTCTACTTTCACAGCCCCCATCGCAACATACATATTCTCTGCATCTGGGTTCGCAGCATCCTTAATTCTTTTAAACGCAGCGATCTTCGTTGCATCATCTGTGTTCAAATAAAAGATATTAAAAGGTTTGATGTGCCTGTGCATCAGAGTCTTAACATCAGCCATAGCTTCGTTCTTCATTAAGATAATTGTGGCAAGCTTTTCAGTCATGGATGTCCCATGAATTTCATCTGCAACTCTATCTCTTGCAATGTAAAAGATTTCCTTTGGCTTAAATCTCTGAATAGTTTGCTTTGGCTTCAACTTATTTGTCTGTTCAAACCTTGTTAATTTCCCTTTACTATTTGCAATGTGTTTCATCACAGCTGGATCAAGAGGTTTTAAATTCAATAAATTGCTCCCATCTTCATTTATCAGTTTACCGTCAGTAGTTATGATCTCCGCATAACT